GTGCTCTTTAAGAGCAGAAAGGAAAAATGTGCATGAAGAATCTCGACACTCTAAAGCAGGAGAAGAAAGCTGCTCTCCAGAAAATCAACGACGCCGTAAAAAGCGGTGATGAGGCTGCATTTGCAGCCGCGTTTACCGAGTTCACCGACATATTACAGGAGGCCGTGCTTGCAGAAGCAAAGGGCCTTGTGCAGGCCACCGACAATCAGATACTTGCCGGCCGCGGAGTCCGCGCATTGACCTCTCAGGAAACCAAGTACTATGAGAAAATCATTGACGCAATGAAGTCTAAAAACCCGCAGCAGGCCCTCACCCTTATCGACGAAGCTCTGCCTACAACTGTAATAGATGCGATAATGGAAGATATCACAGAGGCACATCCGCTGCTTGCAGAAATCAACTTCCAGAATACCGGCATCCTGACTGAGATTATCGTATCTACTCTCGATGGCCGCTTCACGGCTGTGTGGGGCAAACTATGCGATGACATCGTAACAGCGTTGGCCGCCGGATTGGACGTTATCAAGCTTAGCCAGAACAAACTCTCCGCTTTTATCCCAATCTGTAAGGCAATGCTTGAGATTGGGCCTGCGTGGATAGACCGCTACGTCCGTGAAATTCTCATGGAATCCATTGCGAACGGTCTTGAGGGTTCTGTTATCAACGGCTCCGGCCTCGACCAGCCCATAGGCATGATGCGCGACCCCAACGGCGCTATTGACCCCGCGACAGGCTATGCTTCTCTTGTCCCGGTTCCGCTGAGCAGAATTACCCCTGAGGAATATGGTGCTCTGATTGCGAGCCTTGCTGTGGGTCCGAACCACCTATATCGGAACGTCACCGAGGTTCTGTTTATCTGTAACCCGGTTGACTACTATCTCAAAGTCATGCCTGCGGTTATGATTCAGCAGCCCGACGGCACGTGGGTATCCAGATTCCCGTTCCCAACTAAGGTTATTCAGTCTGTCCATGTGGACCGGGGCACCGCCATCCTCGGAATCGGCAAGAGATACTTCTTCGGCCTCGGCACCAGCAAGGGCGGCAAGATTGAATATTCCGACCACTATCATTTCCTTGAGGACGAGCGTGTTTACCTGACCAAGCTCTATGGCGACGGCAAGCCGCTTGACAGCACGTCATTCATAGTCCTTGATATCTCCGACCTCAAGCCTTTTGTACCCGTCGTTCGCGTGGCCGACTATGTTGACGCTCGCCTTGCCGGTATAACCCTTAAGGATGAAAAGAATCAGGCTGTCAATTACGGCACATTTGACGAGAATGTCCATGTGTACTATGCGGATATCGCAGACGCATCAGTCACCGGAGATAACGACACCGCCGCTTTGACTGTCTCTACGGCTGACCCCAATGCCGTTGTTGTTGTCAAGAACGGTTCCACTGCCGTGACCGCTACCGGCGGCGTGTACTCGCTTACCCTCACCGAGGGCGTGAACATCATCACCATCACCTCCACCGTTGATGGTATTGAGACTGAGACCTACGTCCTCGTCATAACCTACACCCCCGCGGCCTAATGATAGCGAAGGCTATAAAGCCCTTTAAAGACAAGGTTGAAGGTGTCGTCCGGAAAAAGGGTGACACCTTCACCGTCTCCGAAGAAAGGCTAAAAGAAATCAACTCCACTAAGTTTAGAGTGTTCGCTGAGGCGGTTGCCGAAGAAACTGCCAAGCCCAAAAAGCCCAAGAAAGGGTGATACTGTGCCCGCGATGAATTTACCTGATGGGCTGCTTGAAGCCGTCCGCAACTATCTTGATATAACATGGGTTGATAATGCCGGTGACGTAAAACTCACCGGCATTATTGAGCGCGGCATGAGGTACCTGAACAATGTAGCCGGTGAAGAGCTTGACTACAGCGAAGAGGATAAGCCTCGGGAGCTGCTGATGGACTACTGCCGGTATGTGCGGTCCAACGCTCTCAACGAGTTCCAGGACCATTACCTGCCGGAGCTTCTAAGCCTCCAGAATCAGAAGGAGGTGGAGCGATACCTTGCAGAAAACTCAGACATTTAACGACGGTATTATCAAAATCTACGAGGTGACGGACACCGCAGACAATGGGAAAAAACCGGTCGAAAAGCTGACCCTCAAAAATACTCTGCGTTTCCACGAGCGCACCGTCGGCATCACAAGGTTTTACTCAGCCATGCAAGCAAACAAAAAAGTTGACCGCGTTATCCGGTGCCAGAAGCTACCGACAATCTCGACACTCGACAGGGCTGAAATCGGCGGTGTCTATTACACCATAACGCAGATCCAGTACCCGGAGGATGTTGAGCCTCCTTGCATGGACTTAACCCTTAGCCTTATAAAGGCGGTGTGATATGTACGATGTCGTAAAAAACGCCCTCCTGTCTGTAGGGGTACCAGTGTCACACTATGAGGCCAAAAGGAAACCGGACAAATACATCGTGTGGGCCGAGGACAGCACGGCGCAGAGCCTCGGTGCCGACAATAGGATATCGACCCGGGTCATGGAGGGTACAGCCGATTATTTTACCACCGAGGAAGATGACCCGAATGTGTCGGCCATCGAGGCGGCCCTTAACAACGGCAAAATAGCATGGCGGCTCAACTCGGTACAGTACGAAGAGCAGCGAGGGTACATCCATTATGAGTGGGTTTGGAGGATATTAAGTGGCTAAAATGACAATCAAGGGCATGGATGAATATGCCCGGAAGCTCTCACAGCTCGGCCAGGCATCTGTTGCCATATCAAAAAAGGCAGTATATGCCGGTGCCAGTGTAGTTGCTGACGAAGTTAAAAAGCGGCTCGAAGACAACATTAAGGACACCACTTATGTCGGTAAAAAACCGGGCGGCGGTGTCAAATCCGACAAGTCAACCGGAGACTTGGTTGAATCACTTGGCGTTGCCCCAATCGGGGTTGATGGCAGAGGGAACACCAACACCAAGATAGGTTTTGATGGTTACGACAGCAACGGGGTCCCTAATGCACTCAAAGCCAGAGCTATGGAGAGCGGCACAAGCACACTCCGCAAAAGGCCGTTTGTCCGGCCGGCCGTGAATGCCGTAAAAGGCAAAGCCCAAGAGAAAATGGGCGCTGTTGTCGATGAAGAAATAGCGAAAATATATGCGCTGTAGGGCGCAGAAGGAGGAAACACATGCCTAACGAATATGGCGAATTTGTAGGTGTAGACAGCCTACATTATGCCGAGGTCTTAAGAGACGACGAGGATGCATATATAGCAGACACACCTCAGTTTTTGGCCCCGACTGCTGAAATAGCGGGCGGAGCTACTATAAACAGCCAGCCGACATACTATGATAATCTGCCCTCTGATGTCTACATAAATGAGGGTGTCACCGTTCTTACCCTTACTATTAAAGGCATCCCCGCCGACAAGGCCGCATACTTGCTCGGTAAAGAGTACGATGCCGCATCAGGCCGAGTATACGACACCGGAAAGCCGAAACCGCCCCTCATAGCTCTTGGCTTCCGGTTTGAGAAAGGCCCTGATGAGGATTATCGCCACTACTGGTATTTGAAGGGGCGTTGCACCGGGGGAAACGAGGAGGCATCATCAAGGGCCGACAACGTTAACCTAAAAACATACCAGTTGACATTTACCGCTATAACCACAAAACATAAGTGGACGGTCAACGGCAAAATAAAGCCGCTCAAGAGGATTTTTGCTGACACAACCGACGAGGCATTTGACCCGGAAGGATGGTTTGAAGAGGTACAGACCCCCGACACAGTTTCAGCCCCGCCTGATATCTCTCTGACCTCAATAGTGCCGGATGATGACGCATCAAACGTTGCGGTGAACACAGCCATTAAGTTGACCTTTAACAACAAAATCGCCCGCGAGAGCGTGTCGATTATCTCGGCTACCGGAGTAATCGTAGCAGTGACCAAGTCATGGAACGCTACAGGCAAGGAGCTGACCTTGACCCCTAACAGCAGCCTCAGCTCATCCACAACCTACATCGTAGCCATCAACGGTGTCGTTGATGTATACGGTCAGGAACTGGCTGCCACGGCAAAGAATTTTGCCACATCGTCATAAAATAGATTGAGTAATGGGGCGGGAAACCGCCTCATTATTTGTATTTTGAAGAAAGGACAACACAGTATGCAAGTCCTAAGCTTAACTTTAGGCGAGAAAACCTACACAACAGTGCGAGTAACGGCATTTATGAGCAAAGAGGCCATGCGGATTAATCGCGACGCTATGGCCCTTGCCAAAAGGTCAAAAGAAATTAAAGAAGAACTTGATGCCGACGCGGCAGAAGAAATACTGGATGAATTGCTGGATCTTAATGACCGCAAAGTAAACCTGATCTGTGAGGTATACGGCAACAAATTTACGGCAGACGAAGTCTTGAATGGACTTACCGCCGCCGAAATAGATGCCGAGGTACAAAAAATTACTCGGGGCGTAACCGGTGTAATAGTAAAAAACTGAAAAGAGGCGGTCGGTCAGGCTCAACCGCCGCCGATGACATTGACGAGCTGGAGGCTATCAACGGACTGTATTACCACTGTGTAAGGGTCCTACATTGGAGCATCAAGGATATAGATGACACAAACCTCGAATCCTTATTGGATTTCTTATTTTATAACGATAAAAACACCCGCGTCATCAACGGGAAGACATATGTAAGGGCCACAAAGGCCCCATCCTGGCTATAAGGTGGTGAGATTATGGCATACGATATAGGCCCGCGGATAGGCATTGAGGGCGAGAAGGAATACCGCGAGGCGATAAACCAAATAGTCCTCAAGCAGAAGACCCTCGGAACTGAGATGGATGTCGTCAACTCAAAGTACGACAAAAACGATAAGAGCCTCGAGGCCGTATCCGCCCGAAACGAAGTCTACACCAAGCAGATTGAGGCTCAGAAAGAGAAACTGGAGCTCCTTAAACAAGGCTTGCAAGCCGCTACAGAGAAGTACGGTGAGAACGACAAGGTAACTCAGGGCTGGCAGCAGGCGGTCAATAAAGCGACAGCAGAGCTTAATAAGATGGAGCGGCAGCTTAGCGACAACTTAGCAGAAACCCAAGGTGCCGCTAAAGAAACCAAAAACTTATCAGGTGCCACGGAAGAGGCAACTGAAAAATCACGTAAGTTTAGCGACGCCTTGAAGAGTGTGGGCGAAACACTAGGTAAAGGCATCGTTGCTGCAGCTCAGGCAACGGCAACGGCCATCGCTGCTGTAGGTGCCGCCGCCGTAGCTGCAGGCAAGCAAATTTTTGACCTAACTAAGAGCTCTGGCGAGTATGCTGACGAGCTTATAACCACATCTGTACAGACCGGAGTATCTACTGAGGCCCTGCAGGAGTGGGGTTATGCTGCGCGATTTATCGACACCGAGGTCGATACCATAACCAAGAGCATGGCTAGAAACATCAAGAGCATGGACGCGGCCCGCGATGCGCAGATAAAATGGCAAAAGAGCATAGAAAACCAGGTTGCCGCAGGAAAAATCTCCATTGAGCAGGCCGATGAAATGATAGAAACCGGCCAGGGCTTTGAAACCGCTTACACCAAGTTGGGTGTAAGAGTCATGAATGCGAACGGCACTCTCCGGGATAGCCAGGAAGTATATTATGATGTAATAGATGCGCTCGGCCGGTTAGAAAACGAAACCGAGCGGGACGCTATTGCAATGGAAATATTCGGCAAGTCTGCTCAGGAACTTAATCCTCTCATAAAAGCCGGCAGTGCAGAGCTTAAGCGGCTGGGTCAAGAAGCACACGACATGGGAGTGGTGCTCGACGAAGAGGCCCTTGGCGCTCTCGGAGATTTTGATGACACCATGCAGCGCATTGACGCGCAGACGGAAGCCATAGGTCGCAATCTCGCAGTCACTTTCCTCCCAGCGGTGTCCTCGGTCATGGATGGGGTGCAGGATGTACTCGGCACCGTCAGCACATCTCTCAAGGACGGAATACAGCCGGAAGATATTAAAACCATAGGCGGTGTAATTTCCGAAAAGCTGGTCGAGGGCATCGAAACCATATCGGACTACATACCAGACGTTATAGAGACCGTAACCGCCATGCTCACAGAGCTTGTCAGTATCACTGTAGCCCTTATGCCGACACTGCTTCCCGCCCTCATGGACGGAGCTACGGCGCTCTTAATGGGCCTAATAAAATCTGTTACGGATAATGTTCAGCCACTCGTAGACATGGCCGTGGACTTGGTTAAAAAGTTCACGGAGTTTCTTATTCAGGCCCTTCCGGAACTTATAAAGGGTGCGATGGAGATAGTTGTTGCGCTTGCGGAAGGTATTGCAAAAGCGCTCCCCGAGCTAATCCCTGCCATCGTTGAGACAGTGATTATGATAGTCGAGACACTGATTGATAACGTGGACATGCTCATAGATGCGGCCATCGCCATTATACTCGGACTCGCAGACGGCCTTATTGCAGCACTACCCAAACTGCTGGAAAAGGCACCGGACATTATCTTAAAGTTTGTCGCCGCACTCGTCAAAAACGCACCGAAACTCCTTGAGGCTGCCGTACAGCTTGTCGTAAAGCTCGCAGAGGGTCTTATAAACAATATATCCAAGATAACCGACGTGGGAAGAAACATTGTTGAGGGCCTGTGGAACGGCATCAAAAACGCCACCAAGTGGATAAAGGATAAGATTGCAGGCTTTGTCGATGATGTGGTCGGTGGCATAAAGAGTTTTTTTGGCATCCGGTCACCATCAACGGTCATGGCAGGAATAGGAGAAAATCTGTCTGCCGGGCTTGCTCTTGGTATTACCGATAACGCAAAACTGGTCAAGAGCGCCATGTCCGGGCTTGAGGCTGAGATAGCCAATACTGACCTTAAGGCTGCTATGGGCAAACTGAATGCTGAGCTTAATTACAGCCCCTCAGTCAGCAATAAGCCGATAGTAAACGTTAACGTTGAGGTACCCGTCGAACTTGACAAGAAAGTGATAACTAAAAGTACAAGCCAGACGCAGTACGCCAACAACAGAATGCGCTCAAGGGCTTTAGGAGTGGTGCCGGCATGAGCAAATTAAAAGTATTATCCTCCGCACTCGCGGAGTTGCACACAATTGAAGCGGTTACCCGCTGCTCAAAGCACGAGGCTATAAACAGCGATAATACCTTATACTTTGAGATGCTCTTGTCCAGCGAGAATAAAGACTGGATAAATGATACCAATTTAATAGGGATTGACGGCGATTACTTTGATATAGCCCATTACAGGGCTGAGGCCAACCAAAGGGGAGAGCTGACTGTATCCGTTGACTGTGAGCATGTATCTTACCGGCTTAATGACCCGCAGTTTGACGAGGAATACTTTACCGCAACAGGAACGCCGGAAGAGATATTAACTGCAATACTGAGTGGCACCGGATTTACTGTCGGTACTGTCCAATTCTCTGGCAATCACACCTACTCAGCTCAGGAGAAAATGTCCCGTAGAGCTATCCTCGTACAGTT